TGGCTGAAATACCAGCGGGTACACATCGGAGAGCCACTGTTTGACCAGGAAGTAATTTAGTACGATGCCTTCTTTAACGTGAAGGGGAACTTCAGCCATCAAGGGAGTATTTATCTCCAGCAGCTCATCCGAGAATTCCATTCCACCGGGCAGATACATTGCAGCTATAAAGCGGTTCAGGTCATCCTCCGATTTGCTTTCCTGGTAATCAGAAAAGCAGCTGTCGGCAAAAATGAACCGCCCGAACTGAAACTTTTTCAGCTTATCCAATGGGGCATAAAAGCGGGCATCTCCCACGTTTATTTCCGGAATGATGAATTTGTTGTGCGGTTTGATATCCTGTACCCATTCAAACCCCTGGGAGAGTTCCCATAGCTGGTATTGGGCCAGTTTTTTGAGTATGGAGCTGCTGATCCCGGTTACCTGGTGCAGGAATTCAAAGTCGTCGAGCGACTGATCCTGCACGTGGGCAATGGCGATGAGCTGTGACGGAGTCAGATCCGACCAGCTTTCAGGGAATATTCCATGCATGGTCCGCGTTACCGGAAGAAAGGGGACAGGGCGATATTTTATATCAATGGTTCTCACGCCCAGAATGTCTTTTTGCCGGAGTTATCGCGGTTAAAGATTGATCCGCTTTGGGTGGAGTAATCTTCCCAGTCTTCCAGATTGTCGGCCATGTAGGTTTTCAGCATCTCAAGGTAAGCTTTCCCCATGTTGCGGGCCCTGGCCACCAGCAGGGCGATTCGTTCAGCCGTTGCGGGGGTGATCTGCCGGCTATCCTGGGTGCTTGGCATGGTACTTTGGAAGTAAAGGCCCTTTTCGGTAAGGTCAGCCCCCGATTCCTCCATCAGCAGTGCCGCGCTAAGAAATGCGAGCGGGGTGCGGATATAGGGCAGCACGGCCACTACTTGGGCAGGGATGACCTCCGTGATCATTCCTGTTTTGATCAGGTCATAGACATCGGTTCCAAGGAGTGGTTTGATCTCGGTATCCTCGATGAACCTGATGTGTGGCTGCAGGCGCAGGAAGGTAAGCCGGCTGTTATTGATGAAATAAATATTCGAAAAGGCAACTGCCGTTTGAATAAAGGCCGAACGGAATACCGTGTAGGTATTACTCAGCTTAAACTCATCAAAATGTGCAATGTTTTCCTCCATGAAAAGAAGGATCTCATCGAGCATGTTAAACCCTCCGTTTTTGAAGTAATCCCTGAGGTTATCTTCCTGGTAACGGTACAGTGATTTTGATGTCTGGCTTTCCGTCCGGGTAAACCCCATATCCGAAACGGTAACGTTCAGAAATTCAAAGCCCAGATAATATCCCAGGTGAACAATGGAATGCTGAACCTTTCCGAGAAGGGTAGCGGTTGCGATTTGCGCGGCATTAGGGTTTTCATAGGGATATTCTTCATAGAACTCGCACATTTCATCATACATGTTGGTCCCAAGAAGGGGTTTTATGTATGCCATTTCAGCATTCAGCAGGTGTGGTTTTAGACGGTTGAAGTCATTGGCCGCGCCAACGCTCAGAACAGCTTTGATTTCTTCGGTGGATCCTATCAGCATAATGGTAGTTTTTTAGGAGAGTACCTTGGTTGTTCCTGCCCCTGTGTCCAGGGTGGTAAGCAGGGTGTTACGGAAACGGAGTTCAATATCTTCGGCCATTCCGTTAAACCGGAGGTATGCCTCCAGCGGGTCGAGGATGTTCTGACGGTCGATCCAGGCATTGGCAATATTCACCAGGAAAGCTTCACGGATGTTGCTTCCACCCTGGTTGCCGGCATAAGTGCCACCGGGCATCCCGGCCCCCATAACATTGGGGTTGATCATCAGGGAGAAAAGGATTTCACTGTTGGCCGCGGCAGAAGTGATCAGGTTCTGATCGTTCTGGAGCTTGTTCTGAATGGGCTCAATGATCCACTGTTCTTCCGCCTTCCCATTCGACGGGTTGATTTCGTAGAACGTGAAGATTGGTTTTTCAGCGTTATCGGGTCCGCAAAGGTTATCTTCGATAGAGTCCATGTAATCGCTGATGGCCGTCTGGCGCTCAGTAATGGTTTTGAATTCCGTGGCCGGGAATTTCTTATCCCAGAAAGCATAGGGGATTTTCACATGGAACTTCCATGATATCTGATTGGCAAAAGCCTTTTTAAGAAAGAGGGGAACCGAGTGGGCCACGTCGATCCATCCGGCTTCATAGGCGCTGTACCAGATCGGAGTTGAATAATATTCGTTGTTTGACCAGGAATCCCTGACAACATAGACGAAGGACTTGCCCTTGATTTTTTTGTCTTTTTTCAGTTGTTCCAGGTGGAAGGCGGGGTCATATTCATCCAGGCAGGGTATCACCATGCTTTCTGCAGCATCCGAAGGCGTATCGGGCCATTTGCCTGATACTATGCAATTGTCGATGATCCCGGTGCTATTGGCCACCGACAGCCGGCAGTAACGTGCATTGATGGTGTTGATGCCAACCATCTTCGATCCGTCGGCACTTGGGATCAGCTGCACGAAGGCGGGACCGAACTTCAGGTAATCCCTCAGTGCTTTTTCCAGGTACCGCCGTACCATTCTTCCATTGACAAAAAGCCGGAGTTTAGGATCATTGACAACATCGAAAGTTTCATTCCCGCGGGTATCAAACCCGGTAATCCTTACGGGGTAAATCCCCTGTCCAATTGTCAGGTTCCTCAGGTAACGCAGGCCGGTATTCAGCACACTGATTTTACCCATGGTGTTTATGGCCGTATCAGGGAAATTATTCCCGGTTCCCCAGTCGGCAATCTCGATATCTCCCACGTATGTTTTATCAGGATCTGCCTGCGTAGGGGAAGAAACATTTTTAGGTTTTCCGGTTGGTGTTCCGGTGGTTACGGCAAAGTAGTTTTTCCCGAATCCAAGAAGGGGCACGCCGTCGCGGTTAAATTGAAGATCAGCCATTACAATATCACTTTTTTGCCGTTCCACTCCACTATGCTGTCAATGTCTACAGCGTGAACGTGTCCCGATTGGTTTAACTTACTGTCTACGGGTTTTACCCCGCGCATCCGGTTGTTTGCAACATGAAACGGAAGGCCCGAAGCCACAGCGATGGGGATGAATACCAGGTCACCGTTTTTCTTTATGAATTTAATTGAGAAAGTGGATGGATCCCCTTTGGGGGTTTCCTTGATATCGTATTCCCGAAGAGCCAGGTTCCGCCGTATTGTTACTTTTTCATCTGTCACAATTTTAATTGTTAACTGTTAAGTAAAAACGAAAGTAAAGCGAAGCTTTAACGGCAGAAAGGACAGCGATATAATGGGCATAAAGAAGGGGAAACAAGGTCAGGCTCACTCCGGTTCGACCAAAAAAAGGGGATCCCGCCGCAGGCGGGACCCCTTTTCGGAAGAAGATCAAAACTTGATCTGGCTTTCTACCTCTGCGATCTTTACCTGCAGTGTCAAGCGGATCTCATCGAGTACACGGGCGACTACCGGGGTGTTTGAGGTTTTAAACTCCCGGCCTGAGGTAACATCGCGAAGGACGATCTGGGTGCTCATCCCATCGGTTCCGATCTTGAAGGTCTGCAATCCCCTGAATGATTCCTGCAGTTTACGCAGTTTTTCAATCAGCATGCTCAGGTCTTCCACCCGGGAGATGCGCTCTTCCAGCGAAAGTTCCGGCTGCGGCTCCGGTTTCTGAATCTGTGCTTCAGCCTGGGAAGAGGCTTCTGCTGATTCGTTCTTCACTACCTGCATCGGAGCAGTTTCTTCACTCACGGTTTCGTTGATTTTCTTGGCTGTGTTTGCCATAAAGTTTTACCCCTGCCCTGGGGATTTATATTGGCATCTGGCTCGCCGGTTATTCAATAATTACGCTGCCATCACCATTGAGCTGCCACGGATAAGGTCAATTGCGCATCAATCTGAGATGGCCGGGGGTGCATGTCAGTTTTTCGTTGTGTTCACCTGGATCAAATGTTCATTGATAATGAACACGGCGTAAAACTGAACGCATCCGAAGGATTCGGGCAGCGCCCGAACCCCTTGACCATTCCGTGGAGCGATCAATAACTTTGCTGCGGAATTAGAGAATAGGCTTTCTCTGACATTGGCGAAAAAAATAGCCGTCCGGCCATGTGGGCCGAACGGCAGTAGTGAGAAGAATCGTTCAGTAGGCGAAGATCAGCCTTGACATGTCAGGCTTTTCATGCGTCCTTTTCTGAAATATCAGGCTGTTGATGGCATTGAGTTCCCTGATGACGGGTTTTCCACGGTAATCCGGTCCGACTGACCATGTTGCATGGAAGATATCATTGCGTGCGTCATACCAGGCTATTTCTCCGGTAAGTCCGTTCAGGCAAAGGTTCAGAAGAGCCATCCTTACCATGGTGATATCGGGGTCTGCTCCGTAAAGTCGCAATGCCCTGTTAAACCGTGCAGCGGCCAGAAGTTTCCGGCCGCTTCTACAGTGATAATCGGCTATGCGCATATTCACGGTATCCGCGCTGAACAGTCCGGGCAACATGTCGTAAATATGCTGTGGTGTCATGACGTAGTCATTGCGGACATAT